ATTACAAACGCAGGGGACACGTTTACCTTTGTAGCTGGTTCAGGAATAGGTTCTAGATGCCGAATTACCTGTATAACCGCAGTAACTGGCGGCAAGCAAGTATGGATGGCAAGTTCTGTAGGAACACCTATCTCTACTGTAGGGTAACTATTTTATTGGGGCAGAAATGCCCCTTTGATGGAGGCTGACAATGGCTGATGCAGTTGCAACACAAAAAATTTCAGATGGCGGAAAGTTTGCTACCTTTAAGTTTACTAATGTCAGCGATGGCAGTGGTGAGTCAGCGGTTGCCAAGGTTGACGTTTCTGCGCTAAGTAAAGACCCCGTTACAGGTCAGGCTTGCTCTAAAGTTTCGATTTTAGGCATTACTTACAGCACTGTAGGTATGAGCGTTAAGGTATTTTTTAATGCTTCTACAGACGTTCTTGTATGGCATTGCATAGCAGATTATTCGGATACTTTAGACTTTTCTGGTTTCTCAGGCATTCCAAATAACGCAGGAAGTGGTGTTAACGGTGATGTTAACTTTACTACGGTAGGTCATACAAATACCGATACTTATTGTATTGTCCTCAAGCTGTTAAAGCATTATGGCTGATAAAAAGAAACGCAAGAAGCAGGTTAACGCTCCTGTAGATAGTCCTGCATTTAAAGCTCGCATGGAAAGACAGCGAGCCAGAAGGGCTATGGACAAGAAGGGCAAAGATGCTAACGGTAACGGAAAGGCTGACAAGCGCGAAGGCAAGGATATTAGCCATAAGAAAGCGTTGAGCAAGGGCGGTAGTAACAAGGATGGCGTTACAATAGAGAGTAAATCAGCCAATCGTAGCAGAAACTTTAAAAAGAAAAAGAAGTGAGAATCTGATATGGATGACAAGACCAAAAATATACTTTCCGCTGTAAGCCCACTGTACGCCGCTACTCAGGGCAAAGGGGTAGGGCTTGTGGGTCTTATCGGAAACGAAAGAAACCGAAGAAAGAATAAAAAAGACCCTAAACAAGAGATGATTGATGAGATAACGAAAGGCACATCAAACTCTAATCCGGTTATGGCGGCGAAGTCTGGTGGTCGGATTAAAAGACCTATAGACGGTGTTGCAATGAAAGGCAAGACAAGAGCTAAAAGAGGTCGCTAACAGTGCCTGCCAAGAAGAAGGCTAAATCTAAAGTAAACGAAGCTGGAAATTACACTAAGCCCACTATGCGAAAGCGTCAGTTTAGCCGCATAAAGGCAGGAACTAAGGGTGGCAAGGCAGGCCAGTGGTCTGCTAGAAAAGCCCAAATGCTTGCAAAAGCCTACAAAGATGCGGGTGGAGGATACAAATAATGAAGGGTGTAAAACATTACAAGAAAGATGGAACTGTTCATGCAGGTGCATCTCACAAAATGTCTGATGGAACGCTACATACCGGCAAGTCCCACACCAAAGCAAGCGTTAAGCTGTTTCATATGAGCGATCTATCTGCTAAGTCTAAAGCTAAGGCTGGCGGTAAAGCAGTTAAGAAGAAAGCGAAAAAATAAATGGCTCGCGCCAAGTCTCAGAAGTCTCTCTCCAAGTGGTCTAAGGAAAACTGGGGAACCAAGAGCGGTAAGCCTAGCGGGAAAACTGGTGAGCGTTATCTTCCCAAGAAGGCTAGGGAGGCACTAACAGACAAAGAGTATGCCGCAACAACTAAGAAGAAAAGAGCGGATACTAAGAAGGGAAAGCAACACAGCAAGCAACCAAAGAAAATCGCCAAGAAAACAGCGAGACATAGATAATGGCTACGCCAAGAAAGGGCAAGGCAAAGGTTAAGGTAACCTCTTCGGGCAAGAAGGTTAGTTACGGACAGGCTGGAAAGGCTAAGGGCGGTGGCCCAAGAGTTCGTGCAGGAACCTCTAAGGGAGATAGTTACTGCGCTAGGAGTCTAGGCATTAAGAAGGGTCTTTCTAAAGAAAAACAAAATGACCCTAACACGCCTAACAACCTGTCTCGCAAACGATGGAAATGCTCTGGGGCTAAATCCAAAAGGAAATAAATATGGCAACGAGCGAAACATATACGTTTGATCTAGACTTAGGCGATGCCATTGAAGAGGCGTTTGAGTTAGCCGGTCTTGAGTTGCGAAGCGGGTATGATTACAAGACTGCTAGGCGTAGTATTAACTTGTTAATGCTAGAGTGGCAGAATCGAGGGCTTAACCTCTGGACGGTTGAGTTTGCAAAGCAGACCTTAACATCTGGAACATTTACATACGCCCTTACAGAAGACAAGCTAGATATCGTTGAAGCATTTGTAAGAACCGATGACGGCAACACTACAAGTCAATACGATCAAACGCTAACTAGAATATCTGGCAGTCAGTACGCTCATCTATCTAACAAGTTAACAACAGGCAAGCCTTTGCAATTCTGGCTTGAGAAAAAACCTACAGGTATATCTTTTAACTTGTGGCCTGTGCCTGATGCTCGACAAACTTATGATCTAGGTTTCTACTACATGCGAAGGGTGCAGGATGCAGGATCTCCCGCTTCTCTTAATATGAGCGTACCCTCCAGATATCTGCCGTGCTTAGTCTCAGGGATTGCTTATCAGTTGTGCTTGAAATATTCAGAGTCAAATTCAAAGGCTCCTATTATGAAAGCTGAGTATGAATCTCAATGGACGTTAGCGTCGGATGCAGATAGAGAAAAAGCCTCTATTTATGTATCTCCGGGCGGGTATAAATTTTGAGTAGAACTCAAGGTAAATACGCCTTCGGCTTTTGCGATCTAACGGGCTTTAGGTATAGACTGAAGGATTTGGTGCCTGAGATAGTTAATCAACGCCCTACTGGCCTTCTAGTGGGCAAGGATGTTGTTGATAAAGATCAGCCGCAACTACAGCTTGGTCGGGTAAGGTCGCAAGATGATCAGTCGCTTAGAAATCCTCGTCCAGACAGGGCTTTGATTGAAAGCAGGGAATTCTTTGCATTTAACCCAGTTGGCGGTGGAGACTCTGCGTTTGGCAGTAGAACTCTAGGCTTAGACATTACTGCTCAAGTTGGAACAGTTACGGTAAGGATCAGCTAATGGCTTGGACATTTACAACACTAAAGGCATCGATTCAGAATTACTTGGAAACAACTGAATCCACGTTTGTTACTGAACTTCCTAATATTATTACTCGCGCAGAAGAGCGAATACTGAAGGCTGTACAACTTCCAAACTTTAGGAAGAATGTTACAGGCCAGAGCCTTGCAGGTAATGAGTATCTGTCAACGCCTACTGATTTTCTTGCTCCCTACTCTATTGCTTTAGATAATAGCGGGTATGAGTTCCTGTTAAACAAAGACGTTAACTTTATACGAGAGGCATACCCTGTATCGACAGTTACAGGCGTTCCAAAGTATTACGCTTTGTTTAATGACGCTACATTTATATTAGCTCCAACGCCCAATGCTAATTTTACATTTGAGCTTCATTATTTTTATCAGCCAGTGTCAATTACTGTATCGGGTGATGGTAAAAGTTGGCTGGGAACAAATGCAGAGAATGCTTTGCTGTATGGTTGCTTGGTTGAAGCGTATATATTCTTGAAGGGCGATGCAGATTTGATGGCGCAATATCAAGCGAAGTATCAAGAGTCTCTTGATAGACTTGAGGTTCTTGCCGAAGGGTATGATACAACTGATAGCTATCGGGCTGGCACTGTTAGAAAGGCGCGTTCATAATGGAAGCTATAGGAATGAGCCTGCCATCAACACCGATTGTTACTGTAAAGACAGAAACAAACAAAGGGCATGATCCAGAGTTCTGGGCTGAAAAAGCAACCAACAGGATTGTATCTGTAGGAAGCCAAAGCCACCCTGCAATCAGGGATCAAGCTGAAGCGTTTAAACAACAAGTTTATGCCGTGGTGCTTTCGTGCATAAAAGAATCGATCAAGAGCGACAGGTCAACATTGGCGGGGCTTCTTGGAAAGAATCAACAGAAAGACATGGCAGATATCATTAGGAGATTGTAATGGCAATATCGCAAGCAATTTGCAGTTCGTTTAAAAAGGAACTACTTGAGGGTAAGCATAACTTTACTGCTAGTAGTGGAAATACCTTTAAACTGGCAATGTTTACAAGTTCTGCGTCACTTGGGGCGGCGACTACAGCGTATGCAAGTAGCGGCATAAACGAGACAAGTGGCACTAACTACCCTGCTGGTGGCGGAACGCTTGCTCCTGTAACGCCTTCTCTTGTTGGCACTACAGGGATAACAAACTTTGCTACGTTGGTTTTTTCAAATGCTACTGTTACAGCTAACGGCGCAATGATATATAACGACTCAAGTGACGATAGGTCGGTGTTGATTCTTGCTTTCGGAGCAGACAAAACGTCAACGCAAGGAGATTTTTCAATAAACTTTCCTACCGCAGATGCAAGTAACGCAATAATTAGGATCGCGTAACTAACAATGGCTATTATTGCAGGTTGGGGTCGAGGCGGCTGGGGTGAGTTAGCCTTTGGAGAACCTCTTCCCGTTAATGTTACTGGAAATCAAGCAACGGTTTCTATTGGTACTGTTACAGTTGTAGCAATCACCAATGTTGATGTAAATGTTACGGGAGTTGTTGCTAGTGTAGCAACATCGTCAGTAACAGTAGATGCCAAGGCTAACGCTTCGGTAACCGGAAACTCAGTGTCTTGTAACTTATCGAATGTTAATGTTTACGGATTAATAATAACGGGACAGACCACAGATTGGAAAGAGGTAGCTTAAATGGCAACTTACGTTAATGATTTACGGCTCAAAGAGATTGCTACTGGCGACTCTTCGGGTACGTGGGGAACGGAAACAAATGTTAATTTAGAGTTGATTGGCGATGCGATGGGACTTGCAAGCAAATCAATTGCCAACGCTTCAGCCGCCACTATAACTATGCCTGACGGTACGGCTACTAATGGTGAGCTACGCTCTCTTTATTTAAAGATAACGGGCGGTGGGCAAGCGTGTACTGTAACCCTAGCACCCAACACCATAAACAAGGTGTGGTTTGTAGAGAATAATACTGCCGCCATCCTAACAATGAAGCAAGGCTCTGGAGCCACGATAGCTATCGGGATAGGGCAAACCAAGGCAATCGCTACTGATGGTGCGGGAAGTGGAGCGGCGGTGTTTGACGTTCTCACTGACCTGTCATTAGCAGGAGACTTGCTTGTTGCCAGCACGATACAACCGGCTGGAGATACGGCGGCTGGGGATGATGCGGCTATTGGATACACCTCTGTTGAGGGTCTTATCCTAACAGGGCAAGGCTCTACAAATGATGTAACAATTAAAAATGATGCTGATGCGGATGTGCTTGAGATTCCAACCGGCACGGTCAATGTAACGGTTGCGGGAGATTTGACTGCGGCGGGGACATTAAAAGCTACGGGAGATACTGCGGCAGGGGATGGAGCCGCTCTAGGATTTACCTCTGTCGAAGGTTTGATCTTAACGGGTCAAGGGTCTACCAACGATGTCACCATTAAAAACGATGCAGATGCAGACGTAATCGAAATACCCACAGGCACTGTTAACGTCACCGTTGCAGGTGATCTTACCGCCGCAGGAACCTTGAAGGCTACTGGCGCTACAGCGGCAGGAGATGGAGCCGCGCTTGGTTTTACGTCGGCAGAGGGGTTGATACTCACCGGCCAAGGTTCGACCAACGATGTCACAATCAAGAATGACGCTGATGCAGACGTAATCGAAATACCCACAGGCACTACCACTGTTAA